ATTATTCTGCATTTGTGGTATTTGATATTACTACATTCCCATATAAGGTTGTTGCTAAGTATAGGAATAATGAAATTAAACCTATGTTATTCCCATCTGTTATTGAGGAAGTGGGAAGAGCATATAACAATGCTTATATACTGTGTGAAGTCAATGACATTGGGGATCAAGTTGCTTCAATTCTAAATTTTGATCTTGAATATGAAAATATGTTGATGTGTTCAATGCGTGGTCGTGCTGGACAAATTGTTGGTACTGGTTTTTCTGGAAAGAAAACTCAACTTGGAGTGAAGATGAGTTCGACTACAAAGAAAGTAGGATGCTCAAACCTAAAGACTTTGATTGAAGATGACAAACTTATTATAACAGATTACGATACGATTAGTGAACTGACTACATTTATTCAAAGAAAACAATCATTTGAAGCTGAAGAAGGTTGTAATGATGACTTAGCAATGTGTCTTGTCATCTTTTCGTGGTTAGTTGCTCAAGACTACTTCAAAGAGATGACGGATCAGGATGTTCGTAAGCGTATCTATGAAGAGCAACGAAATCAAATTGAACAAGACATGGCACCATTTGGTTTTGTAAGTGATGGACTAGATGCTTTAGATGGTGAAGTTGATAGTAATGGTGATGTATGGAAGGTTGATGAGTATGGTGATATGTCTTATATGTGGGAGTATAAGTGATTTCAGGAATTTATAAATAATTTTAGTCTAAAATTAGGGTTACTGCAGGGAGTTTAGAATGGCACTTCAGTTAGCATCTCCAGGTATTCGTGTAAGAGAGGTAGATCTAACCCGTGGCGGCGTAAATGCAACACTAAACGTCGCTGCAGGTATAGCAGCACCTTTCCAAAAAGGTCCTGTAAACGAAATTGTAAGAGTTACAAACGAAAAAGAATTAGTAGAAGTTTTTGGTGGTCCTGGTGCTGGTCTAACTGACTATCACTACGAAAGTTGGTACGCAGCATCAAACTTCTTATCTTATGGTGGTCAGCTAGATGTAGTTAGAGCTGGTGGTGGTGAACTCAATAATGCAAATGCTGGTGTTGGTATTGCATCAACAACAGCTCTACGTGTTGACAATTTTGATGACTATAATAACAACCATACATCAGATAGTTCTTTCTACTGGGCAGCAAAGAACCCAGGCAACTGGGCAGAAAATATCAAAGTTTGTGTAATTGACGCTGCAGCAGACCAAAGAATTTCTGGTATCTCAACTACAGTAGTTGTAACAAGTGGTGTTACTACCGCTTCTCATGGAATTCAAGTTGGTTATGCAGTAACCCAAGCACTAAGTGGTGTATCGATTGGTATTGGTACAACTGCAGCAGCAAGTGGATATCTAAAGGGTGTTGTTACAGGTCTTGGTGCAAGTTTTGTTGATGTAAAAGTTGTAAGTTACGTAGTAAGCGGAACAGAAACTGCAGTAGATTATCAAGCAGGTTCACTATATCAATTTACAACTGCCAATATTGGTTTCTCATCTGCTACATTAGGTGATGTTGGCATCATGACTGGTGGTAAAGCACTAACAGACTGGTATGATCAGCAGAACATTCTAACCAGTGTTGCTGATGGTGGAACAGATACTGTAACTCTTGCTTGGAGATCTGTTCTTTCAAAACCAGGAACAAATTCATACGTTTCACAAAGAAATGGACGCAATGATGGACTAAACGTTGTAGTCATTGATGCAACTGGATCTGTAACAGGAACTGTAGGAGCAATTTTAGAGAAGTTTGGTAACCTTTCAAAGGCAAAAGATGCTGAAGTTTCTCCACAGAAATCAGTATACTACAAAGATTATCTTGCAGAAATTTCAAAATATATCTATGCAGGTTTATCTCCAGTAAATTCAACAGATACTTATTGGGGAACCAGATCGCGTCCATCTGGATTTAGTAGTGGAGTTGTTGCAATCACCGCAACAGCAAGTGCTTGGGGACAAAACGCAAAAGATATTACATTCTCCTCGCTAGGCAATGTTGCTTATAAATTAACTGGTGGTAAAGACTATAAGGGAGTTGGTTACTATGATGCTCCACTTGGTGATCTTCTAACTGCTTACGATAAGTTATCTGATCCTGTAAACAGTGATATTAGGTTCCTACTTCAAGGTGGTGCTTATAAATCCAAGGAAGAAGAACAAGCAAAGGCAAATAAACTAATTTCTATCTGTGAATCACGTAAGGATTGTGTAGCATTTATCTCACCAAACAGAGATAGCGTAGTCAATATTACTAATGCAAGTACACAGTTAGCAAACGTTCTATCATTCTTTGCACCACTTTCTTCGTCATCTTATGTTGTATTTGATAGTAGTTATCAGTATGTTTATGATCGTTTCAATAAGAGATTTGCATATATTCCTTGCTCAAATGATGTAGCAGGTTTATGTGTAAGAACGGATAGAGATCAATTCCCTTGGTTCTCACCAGCGGGATCAAATAGAGGTTCTTTAAACCATGCAGTCAAACTTGCATTTAATCCAGGTCAAGATGCAAGAGATAGATTGTATTCCAACAGAATTAATCCAATTATTGCATCACCTGGTTCTGGTATTGTTCTCTTCGGAGATAAAACTGGACTAGCATTTGAAAGTGCATTTGATCGTATTAATGTAAGACGCCTATTCATCACAATTGAAAAAGCAATTGAGAACGCTGCTAAGGCACAACTCTTTGAACTCAATGATGCTGGAACAAGATCTAACTTTGTAAATATTGTTGAACCATATCTACGTGATGTTCAAGCGAAACGAGGTGTAACTGAGTTCCTTGTTGTTTGTGATGAAACAAATAATCCCCCTGAAGTGATTGATCGTAATGAATTCATTGCTGACATCTACGTGAAACCAGCAAGATCGATCAACTTCATCGGTCTAACGTTCGTAGCGACGAGAACGGGAGTTTCGTTCTCCGAAATCGTCGGCACCGTTTGATAAAAGGAGGACAAAACAATGCCATTACAGAACACAAACATCTTTAATACTCATAATAATGAGAGAACAATTGATAGTTTTAAGTCAAGACTTGTTCAAGGTGGTTCTCGACCAAACCTATTTGAAGTTGAGATGAACTTCCCAGCAGGGAATGGAATTTTTGATGAAATTGGCGATACTTCACACAGAATGCTTATTAAAGGAGCTCAACTTCCAGCATCAAATATTGCTGAAGTTATTGTTCCTTTCCGTGGTAGACAACTAAAAGTTGCTGGTGATAGAAGATTTGATCCATGGACAATCACAATCTTAAACGATGGTGATTTCAAACTAAGAGAAGCATTTGAAAAATGGTCAAACTATATCATCAAAGTTTCTGATGGTTCAGGTACAATCAATCCAGCAGATTATTTCTCGGATTGGGTTGTAACACAACTAGGAAGAGCAGAAACAGTTCCTGGTCCTGGTGGACAAAATAGTGCTCCCCTTCCAGTGAAGCGTGCATATAAAATGTACGGATGCTGGCCAAGTTCAGTTGGTGCTATTGAACTTTCATATGACAGTGCTGATGTCATTTCTGAGTTCCAAGTCACCATGCAAGTCCAGTGGTGGGAAGCATATACGGGTTCAAATACCGATTCCGTAGTCTGATAAATAGACCAAAGGGTTTTTTATAATAATGGCGAAACTTTTTGGTTTTTCGATTGATGATGAAGAAAAGAAGTCTAAAGGCATAGTCAGCCCAGTTCCTCCAAACAATGAGGACGGGGCTGACTATTATCTTTCTTCAGGTTTTTATGGACAATATGTAGATATTGAAGGTGTCTTTAGGACAGAATTCGATATTATCAAGAAGTATCGTGACATGGCATTGCATCCAGAGTGCGATACTGCAATTGAACATGTTGTAAATGAAGCAATTGTTTCTGATCTAAATGATAGTCCAGTAGAAATTGATCTTGATAATCTTCAAGTCAGTACTTCACTTAAAAAAGTAATTAGACAAGAATTTAAGTATGTAAAAGATTTACTTGAATTTGATAAAAAATCTCATGAAATTTTCCGTAACTGGTACGTTGACGGAAGACTTTACTATCATAAAGTTATTGATGTTCAAAAACCAGATGAAGGCATCAAAGAAGTAAGATATATTGATGCTTTGAAGATGAAACTCATGAGAGTTCGTCCAAAAGATCCTAAATCTTTTCCAGCAAATCTTATAACTCAAGAAGATACAACATCTAAGGACGCTGAAGTTGTTGAATTTTATACTTATTATCCTCAAGGTGTTGCCCAGAGATATGGATCTGTAGCAGGAAAAGGTATAAAAATTGCAAAAGATTCAATTTGTCATGTTACTTCAGGTTTAATTGATAGAAACAAACATCTTACCCTATCATACCTACACAAGGCAATTAAAGCACTCAATCAATTGAGAATGATTGAAGATAGTCTTGTCATTTACAGACTATCAAGAGCACCAGAACGTCGTATTTTCTATATTGATGTTGGTAATCTACCAAAAGTCAAAGCAGAGCAGTATCTACGTGACGTTATGATGCGTTATCGTAACAAACTTGTTTATGATGCAAATACTGGTGAAATTAAGGACGATAAAAAGTTTATGTCCATGATGGAAGATTTTTGGTTACCAAGACGTGAAGGTGGTCGTGGTACAGAAATCTCTACACTTCCTGGTGGACAAAATTTAGGAGAACTTACTGACGTTGAATACTTCCAAAAGAAACTTTATAGATCTCTAAACGTTCCTGATAGTAGAGTTGGTGCTGATGGTGGATTTAATTTAGGTCGTTCATCAGAAATTTTACGTGATGAATTGATGTTTAGTAAGTTTGTAGGTCGTCTAAGAAAACGTTTTAGTGCTTTATTCTTAGATCTTCTTAAGACACAACTTATTTTAAAGAACATTGTTACCCCAGAAGATTGGGAACAAATGTCAGAACATATTCAATTTGACTACATTTATGACAATCATTTTGCAGAACTGAAAGATACAGAACTAATGAATGAGCGTCTTAATTTGATGGTTGCAATTGAACCTTACATTGGAACATACTACTCAAGAGACTACGTGAAACGTAAAGTTCTTCGTCAAACTGAAGAAGAAATTCTTGAAATGGAAGAAGAAATGCAAAATGAAAATGAAATGGGTATTGGTGTTCCACTAGAAACTCAAAATGCAATTATGCAGGGTCAGATGCAAAATGATCTTGGCATGAGGCAAATGGAACCTGATCTTGAGAAAAAGAAGGATGGTGGATCAACTCAAGCACCATCTATAAACATCAAAAAGGCTAAGATATAAATAAATACAGGCATTTTTACAAATTATGGATTCTGCAGAATTAATTGATATGGTAGTTTCTGATGCTCCATCATCAGAAATTTCCGATTATATCAAAGGTCTTTTACTCGCAAAAGCAAGCGAAAAGGTTGATGCTTTGAAACCAGCCGTTGCTGCTGGTTTATTTGGGGCAGAAGATCAAACTGAAGGTGAAGATGAAGTTGAAACCGAAGAGGAAGAATGAGCGCAGCACAACCATTAAATTTATATCAAAATATTGGAAAATTATCCAGTGCTAATGCAAGTTTTGTAACTAGCAATCCATTCATCGTTAGAACTGGTGTTATTTTAGCAGCAGCATCAACGATAAGAGGTGGTGGAAGTATTGGTATTTGCAACACCACTACTGATGCTGGAATTGGATCAATCTTTGTAAATCCACAAGATACTGTTCTTTATCGCTATGGGCATCCAGCACAATCTGTTGTAACTGGCATCACAACAGGAACATCAACAGTTTTAACTTTAAACCACCCAGATACAAAACTAAGAGTTGGTGATTATATTCAACTTGTAGGTGCTGGATCAACATACAATACATCCCTTCTACATAAACAGATTACAGCGATTTCAAGTCCACAAGAGTGGAATAATTATACGATGGCTATTACAGTTAACGCCAATACAAGTTCAGGACATCATGCTTTTGTTGGAGTTGCAACTGCAGCAAAATCTGTTGTTTTTGTGATGGCACCAGAAGCAGCATCTGGATGTGATATGTTCATCCACGAGGTACAAATAGCATGAAGCTAATCTCCGAAGAAATCGAAGCAGTAGAAGTTATTACCGAAGAAAAAAACGGTAAGAAAACTCTTTACATCCAAGGTCCATTTCTCCAGGCTGAGGTAGTTAATCGCAATAAGCGTTGCTATCCAATCAGCACGATGGTAAATGAAGTAAAGCGTTACAGCGAATCTTTTATTGACAAAGGTCGTGCTCTTGGAGAATTAGGTCATCCTGACGGACCACAAATTAATCTTGATCGTGTATCACATAAAATTGTTTCCTTAACACAAGAAGGAAATAATTTTATTGGTAAAGCACAAATTCTTAGCACACCAATGGGTAAAATTGCATCTTCACTAATTGGTGAAGGTGTAAAACTTGGTGTGTCATCAAGAGGAATGGGATCTATCTATCAAAAAGATGGTGTCAACTATGTTGGTGAAGATTTCATGCTAGCAACTGCTGCTGATATTGTAGCAGATCCTTCTGCTCCTGATGCTTTTGTTGATGGCATTATGGAAGGTAAAGAATGGGTATGGGATGGTGGAGTGTTACGTGAAGTTCAATGTGAGCAAGTTAAGAGGACAATAAATACTTTGGTGGATAGGGACATCCTAGAGGCAAATAAACTACGCCTCTTTGGAAACTTCCTATCAAATCTATAATTTATAAATAATAACAGAAATTCTAGGTATTCTCGGAAAGAAAAAATGACCGTTAATAACGAACTACATGAGATGGAAAACCAGGTAACCCGTGGTGCTAAGCCTGCAGAACCAATGCTAAAGGCACCTAACTATGTACCTGACGCTGGTTCTATCGAGAATCTTGGCGGTCCAACTCCACAGAATGCAAAGCCAACTGACGATAGCAATAAGCTAAAGTCGCCTTCACAAACCTTCATTGCTAAGAAGGATCCGCAGACAAAAGGATCTGCTGGTACTGTTCAACAACCAGGACCTTTAGGTGCTGTTGGTATGAAGTCGAGTGGTTATGGTCGTGGTGCTAATGAAGAGATCGAGCAAGAGGATGAAGTTATTGCTGAGACCGAAGAACTAGAAGATCAGGTTGAAGAAGCACCAGAAGAAGAAGAGGAAGAAGAGTTAGATCTTGAAGAAGATGTAAAAGCACTTCTAGAAGGTGAAGAACTTTCCGAAGAATTCCAAGATAAAGCAAAGACAATTTTTGAAGCAGCGGTTCGTTCCAAGATTGCTTCCCTAAAAGAAACACTTGAGAACCGTTATGCTTCTGCTCTTGTTGAACAAGTAGAAGTAATCAAGAGCGAACTAACTGAGCGTGTTGATTCCTACCTAGAATATGTTTCTAATGAGTGGATCAACGAAAACGAACTACAGGTTGAAACAGGACTAAGAGGTGAACTCTCGGAGTCCTTCATGACAGGTCTTAAGAACCTTTTTGAAGAGCATTATGTAGAAATCCCTGAAGAAAAATATAATGTTCTTGAGGCTATGGTCGAAAAACTTGATGAAATGGAGACAAAACTCAACGAACAGATTGATACCAATATTGCTTTAACCAAGCGTTTATCGGAATCTGTTTCGGACAACATCCTAGATGAAGTCAGTGAAGGTCTTGCACTTTCCCAAAAGGAAAAACTAGCAAGTCTTGCTGAAGGTGTTGAGTTTGATAGTGAGGAACAATACCGTGAAAAACTTGTTACACTACGTGAAGCATATTTCGCTTCAAAGCCTGTAACCAATTCACAGGAAGTCAACTCAGAAGACGCAATTGCTGAAGATGTTTCTCCAGCAATGGCAGCATATTTAAATGCGTTGACTAAGTTCAACTGATTGATTTTTTTGTAAACACTAAACACTTTCCAAGACGGAGAAAACTACCATGTTTAATTCTGCTGCACTGCAGAAGAAGTGGGCTCCTCTTCTAGAGGCAGATGGTCTTGATTCAATCAAGGACAGCCACAGAAGAGCAGTTACTGCCCAACTTCTCGAAAACCAAGAAAGATTTCTAAGAGAAGAGCGTGCTTTCCTAACTGAAGCACCTCCAACAATCAATACTGATCCTTCCTCAACTGGCAACCCAGGTTTCTCGGGTTCTGCTACTGCTCCAGTTGCAGGTTTCGATCCAGTTCTAATCAGCCTAATTCGCCGTGCAATGCCTAACTTGGTCGCTTATGACCTAGCAGGTGTTCAGCCAATGAACGGTCCAACAGGTCTTATCTTTGCGATGAGAACCCGTTACGACAACCAGAGCGGTACTGAAGCATTCTTCAACGAGCCAGATTCTGCATTCTCGGCTCAGAACAGTGCTGCTTCACTAACCCAAGGCGATTACACTGGTGGTTCTGATGATGGCATCTCAGTTGGTTTTGGTACAACTGCTCAGACAGGAACCAATCCATCAATTCTAAATGGTGGTGCTGGTCGTGACTATAACCTAGGTCAAGGTTTTAGCACTCAGGCACTAGAAGCACTAGGTGACAACGCAACCTCAAATGACTTCCGTGAAATGGCTTTCTCAATCGAGAAAGTTAGCGTAACCGCGAAGTCAAGAGCACTCAAGGCAGAGTACTCGCTAGAACTAGCACAAGACCTCAAGGCAATCCATGGTCTTGATGCTGAAGCTGAACTAGCAAACATCCTCAGCACAGAAATTCTTGCTGAGATCAACCGTGAAATCATCCGTACACTATACAAAGTTGCTGAACCTGGCGCTCAAACCAACGTTGCAACTGCTGGTGTATTCGACCTAGACGTTGATTCAAACGGTCGTTGGATGGTTGAGAAGTTCAAGGGTCTAATGTTCCAGCTAGAGCGTGATGCTAACGCTATCGCTCAGAGAACTCGTCGCGGAAAGGGCAATATCATCCTTTGCTCCGCTGACGTTGCTTCTGCACTTGCTGCTGCTGGTCAACTAGATTACACCCCAGCACTATCTGCAAACCTACAGGTTGATGATACTGGCAACACCTTTGCTGGTACTCTAAACGGTCGCTTCAAGGTCTACATCGATCCATTCGCTGCAAACCTAAGCGCAGACCAGTACTACGTCATGGGTTATAAGGGTTCAACTCCTTATGATGCTGGTATTTTCTACTGCCCATACGTTCCACTACAGATGGTTCGTGCAGTTGGTCAGGATACTTTCCAACCAAAGATTGGCTTCAAGACACGTTACGGCATGGTCGCAAATCCATTCGCGGAAGGCACCGCTGTCGGAGCAGGTCGTATTGCCGAGAATACCAACCGTTACTACAGAAGAGTAAAGGTACAAAACCTAATGTGATCTTGGATCACAATTATCAGGACCTCCTTACAAAAGGGGGTCTTTTTTTATTGTCTACCAATACATAGTAAAGCCGAGTTTGGCATTACAATGGACTTGCTTATAAAAGCAATATTAATTTACGGATCAATTGGATATTTACTTTATTGGGGTCTTCATAACGCATACCCAAGATGAAAAAACTAAACGATACTATCCTAAACATCACGGTAGCAATCATAGACTTCATCTACCGTGATCTTCCAATACAAAGATTTTGGGTGCTTGAGACGATTGCTCGGGCACCCTATTTTGCTTTTTTGAGTGTGCTACATTTCAGGGAGAGCTTAGGTCTCAGAACTGACGCACACTATTATCTGATGAAAGAACACTTCGCACAGACTGTAAATGAAACAGAACACCTCATCGAAATGGAAAGTCGCGGTGGTGCAGATCGTTGGTATGACCGCTTTGTTGCTTATCACTTGGTTCTCATCTACTATTGGATTTTGGTGGGTTATTATCTTATTGATGCTAAGTCTGCTTATCACCTAAACACTGGTATTGAGTTTCATGCAACTGAAACTTATCTAGATTATTTTTGGGATCATCCCGAAGATATAAAAATTGGTGAAATAGCAGTTGATGAGATGAACCATTATATTGAACTAACACGAGCAATGGAGATGATTTGATGGATAGTTTTCCTTGGGGAGTTTTCACAATACTATCCTGCGGATTATTATTCACATGTTATTGCATTTTTTATATTCTAAAATTAGCCCATGATGAGATGAACGATGCCTAGAAATCAAATTTCAAAAGAAGAAATTAGAACTGAAGTTTTAAAACTTAAAAGAGATCTTTTCAATGATCATATCCGTCATGATATGGATATGAAGGGTTTAGCAAATAGATATCTTGATAGAGTTTTAGATAAGATCGAGGAATATCGCTACTAAATAGTCCTAGCTTGGGAAGCTGATTTGTCCAATAATCCTTGCAGCTTACAGCAAGTTTCTAATAGAAATTTTCTGTCATTAGCTGGATTTAAACTTATTATCAATAGGTGTCCAAAGGTAGATTTTCTTTGCAATAAAGCAAATTTACCAGGGATTACTTTGGGCGTAGCAGTGCAAACAACATATCTAAAAGATATTCCTGTACCAGGAGACAAACTTAGATATGAAGATTTAACAATCAACTTTATAGTTGATGAGAATTTAGAAAATTATTATCAAATCTATCAGTGGATGACATCATTAGGTTATCCACAATCAGTTGCACAATACTCTGAATTACAAACAAACAACAGATTTTATCCAAATACGGATGGTAATGATCCTTATAGTGAAAGATCTGATGGTACATTATTGATTTTGAACAGCAATTATCAAACTGCTGGAAAGGTAGTTTTTAAAGATATGTTTCCAACATTTCTTTCTGGAATTCCTTTTGATGCAACGTTGTCTGAACAGCAATACTACACAGCAACTTGCACATTCCGCTATACTATTTTTGATTTGATCGACATTGATGGAAAAGAAGTCTAGTATTTCTCTGGAAGTAATCCAGGAAATGTGGCAAAAAGATAGTGAGGTAAATCAAGACGAACTTGATACTGAAAGTCTGAAGATACCTCAATTACACGCCAAATATTACCAACTATATAATACTATACTGTTGCTTCGCAAACAAGCAGAGCAGCAGCATAGTAGTATTCTTTTAGAACGTAGAAAATTTTACATGGGGAAAGCGGAAACGCAAGTTTATATTGACGAACCCTTCCCGTACAAAGTCAGAGACAAAGAAGATCTAAAACTTTATCTTGAAGCAGATGAAAAAATCAGCAAGATAAGACTAAAGATCGATTATTACGACACGATGCTGAAGTATCTTGAAGAGATCCTAAAGCAAATTTCTAACAGAACCTACCAAATCAAGAACGCAATTGAATGGCGAAGGTTCTCTGCTGGGTATGGCTGATCTGATTATAAGTAAGAAGAATGAGGTTTGGTTGAAGATTGAATGTGATCCTCATATTAAGTATGAGTTGCAAGATCAATTCACATTCGATGTTCCCAATGCAAAATTTATGCCCCAGTATCGAAACAAATACTGGGATGGGAAAATTAGATTGTTTAATATTGAGAAGTCTGAAATTTATGCTGGACTAATTGATAAGTTACAAGTTTTTTGTGAGCGATATAATTATACCTTTGAATTTGAGAATAACAAGTTTTATGGACTACCATACGAAGAAAACGATATGGTGTCCGAAGAGGGCGTCAAAGACTACGTTACAAGCGTCTCCAAGCACCCTCCAAGGGATTATCAACTAGAAGGGATCTATGATGCTCTAAAGCGT